CTTTGTGAAACAGTTAGCTGCCCTTGTTCTAATGGTTTCCTTCCTACAATCTCCCTCATCTCATCCATTGTCATAATGTTTTCCAATACCGCCTCACCAAATGATGGCATAATAGGCTCAATAGGCTTAATCTTTAACTTGCCCTTTACAGGTGCAAAGTAGTTATAAACCATTTCTTGAATATCCTGCTTTGGTGAAATATACTTGTTCTGGAATAAGTTGAACGCATCAACCATTTCATTGCGCCCTCCTAATTGGCCCTCTACCCTTACACCAAACAACATAGGACTGGTAACCTTATGCCCTACAAATATCTCCTCTTGTATTGTTTTGTTTAGTGCATCATAGCGTTTGTCAAAGTCATCACCATTTAACGGCAAAATTTCAGGCACTCTGTTTGGGTCATCCACAAAGTCAATAACCATACTTCCTGCTGCATCCGTATCTGTGAACTTGTTTTTCAAACGCCTTTCCGTTGACTTCATTTCCTCATCACTCGGCACGCCATTTTTGAAAACAATCATGCGGCTACCTTTGAATCCGTTTTGTATTTCGGCCCTGTGAAAGTTAGCAATCTCCGCATCTGTTATGATAGCAGGGATAGCACCGATATATTCTGGCAAAGTGTAAGTCCTTAATCCGGGCCTGTATGTTTTATAGTAATATATGCAAACGCCTTTTGTTTTATCAGTTGAGTATGCAGGATGTGTTTCGTATTCATCAGGCTTTAAATTGGTGCGCTCGTTTCCGCTTTCATCTAACCAATATTCCGATACATAAAACTCACTATTGTCCCTATTGCTTCTAACTGTGTTATAATCCACATGGTACAACTCAGCCATTTCACCTTTCTTATTATGCACTACCTTTAAATAAAAACCGCCATACAGAAGTTCATCTAAGGCAGTCTTTTTCATCAGGTCATTAAGTGTTTCATAAGGGTTTGGATTGTCTACAAACGCTTTCAACTTGATAGTATCAGCATCCTGCATATCATTGGAGTCAAAATCCCATCCCTTGCCTGCAATGTATAGTTGCTTATCGGTGCAAATAGCGTTGTGCTTTGCAGACCTGTTAAATAACGTAGTAAGGAATTGCGGATAGTTGTTTGTTTCACCATACTTCACCCACTTAACCCTGCCGTTTTTATTCTCTACAAATGCAGGAATCTTATCGTTCTCAAACTTTACAACTATTAACGGTGCGTATTTATTCATCTTAATTTACTTTTGAAAACCAAACTATCAAGTTCTGATTTGTATTAGGACTGCCACCACCAACTTTTAAATTAGCAATATGCAATGTTATTACACCTGTTGTTATTACATAATGTAATATTGAAGGATAACCATCTCCACTATATTTCAAGACACAAGCAATACAATCACCTACTTGTATATTACTATTGTTTATGGTGAAATTAAATGAATCATTATGGGTTATTGGCCTTGTGAATGTAGCCACACCTGATTCAGCATTTATCGTAACACTATCACTACCTGTTGCAGTATTTGAAGTGTTTATTTTACTTATCTTAGTTGCCCATTGTGAAGACGTTTTTAACTTCAATGGAGTTACAGCAGTTGCATCATCTGTTCCTGTGTCAGTTTCAGCCTGTGTAGCCAATTCCACAAAGCCTTTTGCTGTTTCACTTGCAGGCAAAAAACCCTGTAAAAACGTGGCAATCTTTGCCAATGTTGTTTTAAAGTTAGCACTACCCTGCACCATCGGGAATACATCCCCACTTGCATTGTTAGTTACTAAGGTTAATTCACTTATCTTCTTGTCGCTCATTCTAATTCAATTAAATAGCCTGTTTCTAATAACAAATAATCACCTGATTGAGTCAGTAAATAATCATCCTCAGCAGGTTGGTAAGCAATGGCAGTCTGTTCAGGGTCATATTCTAACTTCTCCATCGGCTCAGGAACTACCCAAACCAACCCATTCTCAACTTCATTCAGGATATAAATAACCGCCTGTGAAGCGTTGCTTAACCCTGATGTGTTTGCCAATGTGGTTTCATATACATAGTAGTTATAAAACCCCTCATTGCCTAAAAGAACCTCACCATTCAGCGTGTCAGGGTTTGATTTCTCAACTACCTGAAACTGATTGTACCTTTCTTTGAATGTTGAAGTATCAGTTGCAATAAAATAATAGTCTGTTGCAGTCTGTTGGTTAGTAAACTGAAACAGGTATATCGGGTTAGTCAGCGTGCTGTTTTCTGTCAGCGTTACCGTTACCGTATTTGTTGCACCTTTTTGAAACCTTATCATTCATTTAAAAATAGAAAAGTTATCAAAAGTTGCTAAAACAAAAAAGCCCGACTAATGCCGGGCCTTTCACTTATTCAATCAATTACTACAACAATCCTGCTATGATAGAAGATGAAACTTCATTTGCAAGGGATTTTTCCATACCTGTAAACACAAGGTTATATCCCTGAAACTCGTTCATTGCTTGTCCTGAGTTACCACTTCCACCTGTAACTTCCATACCATTTAATTTACCAAATAAGAAATAGCTTCCGTCTTTGGTTTCAACGATAACGGCTGTTCTGTTTTTAATCAGGTTTTCAAGTACAACTTGGGTTTCATATTGTAACTTCACGAAGTTCACAGTTACAGATTGTTCATAAGCAACCGTACCAGCAGCAGCATCAGCTTGGATATTCTGTGTGAAGTTGTTAGCACCTCTCGGCATTAACTCGTATTTGTAGAATTTTCCAGTCTTAGTGATACTTGTTACAAAGCCTGATGCGTTTTCGCCAACCGCAGTTACATTTGATAGTTCTGTGATGTAGATGTTCTTAATACCTCCAACTGTATCTTTACAGTCAAGGCTATATCCTGATACTATTGCACACGCCATGTTTTAAAAATTATTAAGGAGTGGGTTGCCCCACTCCGTTTGATTAGATTGTAAATTTAACGATTTCAGCAGTTTGGCTAACCTGAACACCTAATTTGAATTTCATTCTCATATATACGGTGTCATAGTCTTGGCTATACCATACGTTCATTTCCTCATCTTCACCTTCAAGGTCGCAACCTAAAAACATGTTAGAACTTCTCAAAGCGTAGATAGCACTTGTTCCATTCAGACCTGCAACTGGTACAACTTTCACATTAGTTCCATGTAGGAAGTATTCGCCAAGTGAATCAGCAGAAGGGATGAAGTTGAAAAGGTTAGCGTTGATTAACGCAGTTTGGTACAATCTGCTAACATCAGTACCGATGAAGATACGAAGATCAGATTTGTCAAGTATCTCAACTGGAATAGCAGAGTAAACAGCTTGCAATACGCTGATAACATTCGATACAGTGATTGAAGTTACAGGAGTGATGTAAGCAGCAGCGTTAGCTTGAACTGGGCCTGAAGCAGCGTTGATAATCTTTACAAGACCGTCAAATTTATTCAGGTAATCTTGCCACTTAGTTGTGTCACCTTGCCATAATGCAAGTTCAACTCTTTCTTTTTGTTCACCTAAAACAGAGTTCATGAAAGCCTCATCAATACCACCCGGCAATGATTCGTATTGTGAACCTGGTGAAAGTAACAACTGAGTGTACTTAGTTTCAAGGTCAGCGATACACCATGATTTTTCAGCTTTGATACGACCTGCGGTCAATACACGAGCAGAAATAGTGGTGTCTCCTGAAGCGTTTACAAGTCCACAAGTGCCACCATTCTGCCATACTAAGGTGTCAGAAAGTGCAGGAACTTGGATAGAAGATTTTACGCCTGTAAGTTTCTGCATGTAAGTTGCAGTCTTAGGCTCGAAAAAAGATGCGATGATAAGCATCTTCTCATTGGTCTTAGTGTAATTACTAAGTGATGATACGTTAAATGCCATGTTTTTATTTATTAATTAGTACGTTGGTTTTTCCAATTCATGTAATCAGTCAAAGGGTTGCCTGTGTTCTTTTTGAACGTGCTGTTCTTTGGTTGGTTGTTTTTTGAAGGCTCAACAGGTGCTTCAGCTACTGAAACTACAAGTGCCTCGATTGCGCTAAACTTATCAGATATTGACTTCTCAGCATCTTTAACTTCAGCATTGATAGCCTCAAACTTCTCGCCATAAGCGGCCACCTTTTCTTTGCAATCAGCCATATCAGCTTCAAGTGCAGCAATCTTATCTTTCATTTTGCCGAACTCCTCAGCCATTGTTTTTTCAAACTCACTTGCCATTTCCTCTTTAGTTTCAACTTCAATCTCAACTTCTTTTTCAGCAGTTTCAATATCGGTTACAAGACCACCAACAGTTGTTACCATTGTGCCGTCTTCAAGTGTGTGTGTTCCATCAGGTGCAGGTGTGATGTTTCCATCTTCAGATACTACGTTTACAGCAGTACCTTCAGCTATTTCACCTTCCCATTGTATGATAGTTCCATCAGCTAATTTTGCCTCACCAAAGGTTTTTTCCTCTGTGAACAGCAGATTTTTGATTTTCTCAAATGCCTCTTTGCGTGTCATGTGATTACTTTTTTTAAATATAGAATAATTATTTTTTGTTGCTTTTTTAGTCTTGAATCTGCTTTACTATCTCAATGATTTCCTCAATAACGGTCATTGGTTTCTTGTCAATCTTAACCATATTGAACACACCCTCTACGCTAAATCCTTTGAACTTTCCTGTCTTAATAAAGTCATTCCAAACATCTTCATTGTCTACTTTGTAGCTACCAAACCAACTGCCATCAGTCAGTTTAAATCCTTCAGGACTATGGATGCCACGCTTGCTGTCAATTAAAAACGATTCAACCATATACACGCCTTCAATCATTTGTGCAGGGTCGTGCATAGCGTTAACCTCTTTTATGTTGGATGCTTTGAAAAACTTATTGCGGATGTTGTATATATCCTCTGCCGTAAACACTCCATAATATTCACCTGCCTCATCTCTACGATATATAGGCAAATCTGCAATCATTAACGGCCCTGAAATAATACGCTTTTCTTTATCGGCTGCAAACTGAATCTGCTTATTAAAGGCTTGCCAGTTTTGCTCAATGGCAGGAGTGTCAACAAGTGCCACTGCTGTAACTTGGGCCTCATCATCCTCACCTACTTTAAATCGGTAAATTGGTAATTTCTCCATACTTAAAAATAGATTTTTATTGTATCGTTGCTTTGTTTACAATGCCTGCCACGTCATCCTGTTTCTTGGTGATGTCCTTTTCTAACACATAAACTCTATTCTCTTTCACGTTTAGTTCCCTTGTTATGATAGGCTCATTTCCGTTTGTTAGTCTTGTTGCTGAAGATGGTGGTGGTAATGCAGGTGCAGACGGTGCGCCACCGCCTCCTGATGGTGCGCCACCTCCTATATTACCCCTTGCAGGAACTCTAACAATAGCCGCTACCCTTGCCAAACCTGCTGCAATTGCTGCACCTGCCATGATATAAGGGTAAGCAGGGTTGGCAATTGTTATAGGATTTTTTTTAGCCTGAAGAAATGCTATTTGTGCTGCAAAATATGTATCAATAGTTGTCTGTGCAACAGCTATTGCTTTCATGGTTTCAGCGTTTGCACCTACTGCCTGAGACAAATTATTAACTATTCCAACTGATGCATCTGCAATTGTTTTTTGGTTATTTAACTTTTGCATATCTAAGTTGAATATAGTATCATTCAATTCTCTTTGTATCTTAATTTCACCTGCTGCATATTCATTTGAAGTAATTAATTTTTGCTCTTTTTGGTATTTTAATCTTGATAGTTCAAGAGCATATATATTATTTGCTTGTGCTTCTGTTTCAATTGCTTTTGCTTTTTCAAGTGCAATTAAATCATCTGCTATTTTTAATTGGTCTTTTTGCTTTTTCTCTCTATCTTCTTTTGCCCATGCTTTTTCTTTTTCACTCAAAGCAAATCTTGCATTTGACCTTATTTGATTTTTAAGTTTTTCACCCTGTTCTATTGTATATGTTTCTTTTTTTACAGCTTCATCTATATCTTTTAGCTGAGAGTTCATGTTGCGTTTAATTTCTTCACGCTCCTTTTGTCTCCCCTTCATGCCTTCAACTTGAAGGTCTTTTATTTTTTCACTAAACTCTTCAAATTGTTCTTG